AGTGGGCAACGCCCCGGAACCGGTAAGGCTGACGTCGTCTCCCGCTGGTGGTGGAACGGTAGACACGCTGCGCTTAGAACGCAGTGCCTTTGGCGTGGGGGTTCGAATCCCTCTCAGCGGACGGAGCACGGGACATATGCGGGGCATGCACTCCCTAGGCCCTGGTGGACAGGGGCTCCCGTGCAGGTGGGTATAGCGCAGTAGGTAGCGCGCTGGCTTTGGGAGCCAGAGGTCCCAGGTTCGAACCCTGGTGCCCGCACATGAGCGGATACACGATTGCCTGGCTTGCGTGGCTGGGCGCCTTTGCTCTTATCGAGGGCAGGGCACTGACTAACAAGGCTGAGGGCGACACGCTCAGCGAGCACGTATGGCGCTGGTTTGCGGTACAGGACAAGTCCCGTAAGGGTCTGGTTCGCGCGCGCCGGTTTGCGCTGCTTGCGTTCATGTCGTGGCTCACTCTCCATTTTCTGACGGGTGGCCGTTTCTAGCGCTGCCACCACATACGAACTTTCGTAGGAGCAGCGTTGCATATCCGACGGTACGTCAACCCCTCTGATTCTCGTCTCGGGCGCCATGTCCGGCATGACGAGCGGTCGAGGGCCTTTGCGCATCCGGAGCTTCCCCGTGAGGCTATCCAGTCGGTTTCGTGGCGCAGGCGTACGCCGATCCTCGACCAGGGCAACCTAGGGTCGTGCACGGGCAACGCGCTTGCGGGTGTCCTGGGAACCGATTCTAAGGGCCGTACGGCGCCTACCAGCGTCACCGTGAAGGCTGACCCCAAGGGCGTCTTTAAGGCTGGCACATACCCGCTGGACGAGTCTTTCGCGGTTAAGGCGTATTCGCTGAACACCCGACTTGACAGCTACGCGGGCAACTACCCGCCCACTGACACCGGTTCGGATGGCCTTGCTGCTGCGTCCACGGGTAAGGCCCTGGGTCTGCTCAGTGGCTACACGCACGGTTTCACGATCGCTGCCCTACAGTCTGCGCTTCAGAGCGGACCCGTTCTCTGGGGGACCGTGTGGCTGAACTCCATGTTCACCACGGACTCTGACGGTTTTGTCAAGGTGGACAAGTCGAGCGGTGAGGCTGGTGGTCATGAGTTGGTGATCAGCGGGTATGACACTGCCGATGACGTCTATGAGATCCAGAATTCTTGGGGCACCTCGTGGGGTGTCGACGGTTTCGCGTATGTCCATGGCGCTGATATGGCTTGGCTGCTTGCGCAGGAGGGCGATATCACGGTGCCCGTATACGCGCCTGTACCGTCGCCGGTAGATCCTGCGCCGACCCCGTCTCCTACGCCTGCTCCTGTCCCTTCTGACGCTGCTGACAAGGCCCTTTACGCGGCATTCGTAGCCTGGTCTAAGGCCAAGGGATATGCCCGCCCGTAGCGTCTGCTCTACCCCTGGTTGCCCTGCACTTGTGTACCCCGCTGGTAGGTGTACTGAGTGCAGGGCCAAGGCTGGTGCTAAGCGGCGTACGTCTCAGCGCAAGGGCTACGGTTCAGCATGGCAGCGCACACGGGCTAGGTTCCTGGTAGCGCATCCGTACTGTGAGTGCGATGATTGCGCCTCGCTGCCTGTACCACTGAAGCCTGTTGCTACTGAGGTAGACCACATCGACGGGCTAGGGCCGCTTGGTCCACGTGGTCATGACTGGTCGAACCTGCGGGCCATGACCAAGGCACACCACTCGCGAGAGACTGCACGTAATCAGCCTGGTGGATGGAACGACCGGGGTTGACAGGCAGTGACCATCACTCAGTGTGATGTGCGGGTGGGGGGTGTTTAAAAATGATCTTGGGGACGTTGAACGCGGGGGAGGTGTCTGCCACCTGCGCCCAGTTCAGACACCCGATTGAGACCCACGTCACATCACACGTTGCTACGGGAGGTGATCACCCATGCCCAAGGGAGGAGCGCGCGCCCGGTCTGGCCCTGCGCCAACATCTACGGAGCGTAGCCACAAGGCCAAAGCGCCGGATACCAACGGTTGGGTGACCCTGCCCGCTGAGGGGCGAGACGGACCCGAGCCAGCATTCCCGCTCGACATGGCCTCACCCCGTGAGCTGCAACTCTGGGCACGTCTGTGGGAGACCCCGCAGGCTGTCATGTGGGAGCAGCTACACCAAGACTTTGAAGTTGCCTCTTACGTTCGTCTGCTTGTCCGTGCTGAGTCTCCTCGCAGCTCCGCCATTGTGTGGGGTCAGGTCAAGCAGTTCGCCGAGTCGCTCGGTCTCAGCGTGTCCGGCATGGCGCGCAACAAGTGGACCATCGGCAAGGTGGACGCCGACGACGACGAGCAAACGACCCATTCCGCTGTATCGCCGGTTGCCTCGCTGACTGCCCGACTGAAGGCGGTTGCAGATGGCTGACGGTAAGGCCCTGGTCGTCACGCTTGCGTGGATCGAGTCTCATGCCGTCATCCCGGATGGGTTCCGTCAGGGTGAGCCGTTCGAGTTGCTGCCTTGGCAACTGAAGGTAGCCAGCAACTTCTATACGGTCCGCGCCGATGCGACGGTTGGCCAGCGAAGCACTGCGTTCGTCTTCCGACGAGCCCAGGTAATCATGTCTCAGAAGAGCGGGAAGGGGCCGTTCGCAGCCTCGATCGTGCTCGCTGAGGCCGCTGGACCTACCGTGTTTGCTGGGTTCTCTGACGGCTCTCAGCGCTACCGGTGCCGGGACCATGGGTGCCCCTGCGGCTGGTCGTATGAGTACGCCGAGGGTGAGCCTATGGCCGTGCCTCAGCCAACTCCGCTGATTCAGCTACTGGCTACGTCGGAAGACCAGGTGGCAAACGTCTACCGGCCGCTTACCGCCATGGTGAAACACGGTTCGCTGGGCGCCATCATGAGCGTGCGCGAGGGGTTCATCAGGGTTGGCGATGAGGGCCGAATAGACGTTGTCACAAGCTCCGCGCAATCGCGACTCGGTAACCCCATCACGTTCGCCATTCAGGACGAGACAGGCACGTACACAGCGACCAACAAGATGATCAAAGTTGCTGAGACAATGCGCCGTGGTCTCGCTGGTATGTCCGGACGCTCGATGGAAACGACGAACGCTTACGACCCTTCAGAGGAGTCGACCGCTAAGCGGACGCATGAGAGCAAGGCTGAGGACGTTTACCGGTACTTCCCGCAAGCGCCCCTGAACCTGTCCTACAGGAACAAGCAGGAGCGCCGGAAGATTCACCGCGCTGTGTACTGCGATTGCCCGCACATCGACCTAGACGCGATTGAGGCTGAGGCCAGCGAGCTTGCCGAGACGGACCCTGCGCAGGCAGAGCGATTCTTCGGTAACCGCATTGTGGCTGGTGCTGGTGCCTGGCTAGAGCACAACCTTTGGGAGGCTCGCGCCAACGGCTCACGCACTGTGGCGCCCAAGACTCCGATTGTCCTGGGTTTCGACGGGTCTGACGTTGATGACTGGTCGTCATTCCGCGCTGAGACGCTGGACGGTTTCCAGTTCACGCCGACGTATGGGCCGAACAAGCTACCTACCATCTGGAATCCCGCTGATTTTGGTGGGCAGGTGCCCCGGTTGGAAGTGTCCGCAGCGCTGGAAGAGCTGGTGCAGCGCTATGACGTCAAGCTTCTGTACGCTGACCCGCCCTATTGGGACTCCGAGGTTGATGAGTGGGCAGCGAGGTACGGCGATCGGGTCGTAATTAGCTGGTACACGCGCCGAGTTGTCCAGATGCACGCTGCTGCGGAACGACTGAAGACGGACATTGCCAAGGCGGATACCCCGTTTTCGCATGACGGTTGCCCGATCACGTCCGGTCACATTCGGAATGCTCGCGCTGCCGCTCGTCCGCAGGGCCGGTATGTGCTGGCCAAGTCCAGCCAAGACCAAAAAATCGACGTTGCGGTTACTTCCATCCTCGCTCATGAGGCAGCGATGGACGCCGTAGCGGCTGGAATGACGGCGCCTAAGCGCAAGAACTACTACTACTCCGCATAAGGGCCCACCAGGAGGGGGCGAACATGGCCACAGAAGCTGAAGCGCTCCGCCTGGTGGACATCCTTGAGACCGAGCTGCGTAACCGGCGCTGGGAGATAGACCGTAATGAGGCGTACTACCGGGGCCGTCAGCCTCTAACGTTTGCCTCTGACCAGTTCCGCAAGTACCACGGTGACCGCTACAAGGACTTTGCCGATAACTGGGTACAGGTGGTGTCCGATGCGCCGGTTGAGCGTCTCACGGTCACTGGTGTCCAGCCGTCCGGCATGACTGAGGCTGACAAGGAGTCGTGGCGCGTGTGGCAGATGAACGCCCTTGACGCTGACTCTCAGCTTGGCTTTCTCGGGGCCGTGAACAGTGGCCGTAGCTTCGTGCTGGTGTGGGGTAACCCGGACGATCCGGAGACTCCAGAGGTCACGTTCGAGGATGCCTCGCAGTGCATTGTGATGTACGTCCCTGGTTCGCGTCGTAAGCGCCGTGCCGCGCTGAAGCGTTGGGAAGATGGCGGTTTTGATTACGCCACCCTGTATCTGCCGGACGAGGTTTGGAAGTTCCGTCGCGCGCATCTGTCGACCCCCAAAAAGTCGATGGTGATGCTTCAGGCTGACGACGAAATGGACGGGTGGGAGACGCGGGATATGGGCCATGAGCCCAACCCTCAGCCAAATCCCATGGGTTGTGTCCCGATGGTGGAGCTTCCCAATAAGCCCATGTTGGTCTCTGACCCGATCAGCGACGTTGGCGGCGTTGTGGCCATGCAGAACGCTGTAAACCTGCTGTGGGCGCAGCTCTTCACGGCGTCTGACTACGCGTCGTTCCCTCAGCGCATCGTGTTGGGTGCGGAACGGCCGGTTGTCCCTGTGCTGGACGATCAGGGGCAGATCATCGGTGAGCGTCCGGTGGACCTTGAACGGTTCGCTGTAGACCGTGTGGCGTTCTTCACGGGTGATGACGTCAAGATTGATGAGTGGACGGCCGCGAACCTTGAGGCGTACACGAACGTCATTGAAGTTGCGGTGGGGCATATCGCCGCTCAGACTCGCACGCCTGCGCATTACCTGATCGGGTCCATGACCAACATTTCGGGTGATGCGCTGCTAGCGGCTGAGACGGGCCTGATTAAGCGGGTCGAGGAAAAGCAGCTTTGGTTTGGTCAGGCACTGCGCGAGGTGTTCTCGCTGATCGCTCTGGCCCAGGGCAACGACGCTAAGTCTCGTGCGATCACGGGCGGTCGAGTGATTTGGGCAGACGCCGAGTCACGTTCTCAGACGCAGCTAGCGGATTCGCTGCTGAAGCTGAAGACGATCGGTTTCCCGTTCGAGTTTCTGGCACTGCGGTATGGGCTTACGCCTACCGAGGTAGCTGACCTACTCGCCATGAAGGAAAAGGAAATGATGTCGGACCCCATGGGGGCCCTTTCGAACATCATGAACGCGAACGGCGGTAACAATGTGGAGCCTGCGAGCCAGGAAGCACCAACGGGGCCGTGAAGCCCTAGCAGACGCCACCGCCCGAGCCGTTCTCGCTGAGTGGTCCAAGGTCGACCCCAACTCCGTTGCAGGGGACTGGGGTCGACTGCTGCCGAAGGTAACCGCAATGGTTCAGGCGGGGCAGATCAAATCAGCGGACATGACGAACGACTACATGCGGGAACTGATCGGCGAACTAGACGCCGAGGTAGATCCCCATCAGTTCGCGAGTCAGACCCCCGATGGGCGCAACCTTATGGGTGTGCTCGCTCGGGCTATCCCTACCGCGCTGTGGCGCCGTGACCAGGGTGACAACACGCGTACCGCAATGGCTCGCGCTGGTGCCTTCCTGAACATGGTGACCCGTACGGTAATCGCGGATACCGGTAGGCAGGCTGACCAGGCTTCTATGGTCGGCAATAAGCAGGTGACCAGCTATGTGCGCGTGGTGGAGCTTCCCGCGTGCTCTCGCTGCATCATCCTCGCTGGGCGCGAGTACAGCGTTTCTACCGGTTTTCAGCGCCATCCCAATTGTGACTGCACCATGGAGCCTGTTACCAAGCGCAAGGCTGGTTACACGCTCGATGCGCGGGACATGTACGACCGGATGAGCGCTGAGCAGCGACGCAGGGTGTTTGGCGAGGCTGGGGCAAAGGCCATTGATGATGGCGCCAACATCTACAGCGTGGTCAACGCTCGCAAGAGCATGGACAAGGTTGAGATGTTCGGCCGTACGGTGCAAGTCACCTACACAGGTACGGGATCGCGCAAAAAGAAGCGCCCACCCCGGTTGATGCCTGAAGAGATTTACCGCCTTGCCGACGGTGACCGCAACCACGCTATCCGGTTGCTCTACAAAAACGGCTATCTCCGCTGAGGCGCACTGCCCAGCACCTACGAACTTTCGTACCTGACTCGCGCGCAATGCGCATGGAGGCTTCAGCATGCCTGAAAACGAGACTGTCACTGACGAGACCGTGACCGATGAGACTGCCACTGGTGAGCAGCACGGGGCGGGAACCGAGGATGACAGCGAGCCGAATCCGGAAGGTGCCGAGAATCTCGGCGATGCCGGTAAAAAGGCGCTGGATTCCATGAAGGGCAAGTGGCGCGAGGAGCGTACGAAGCGGCAGGAGCTAGAGCAGCGACTCGCCGCACTGGAGAACGCCCCTAAGGGCGAGAACGAGACTCCTGACGCCGATCAGATCAAGGCGCAGGCTACGCGTGAGGCCCTTTCTAAGGCCAACTCGCGAATCCTCAAGTCTGAGATCAAGGCTGCTGCTGCGGGCAAGTTTGCTGACCCCGCTGACGCGCTGGCATTCCTCGACCTTGACAAGTTCGAGGTTGATGAGTCTGGCGACGTTGACGCAGACGAGATTACGGACGCGATCGAGGAACTCCTAACCCGAAAGCCACACCTAGCCGCAACGGCCCGGCCACGCTTTCAGGGCACTGGTGATGGTGGCGCAGCGCGCAAGGCGGCTGGACCCAAGCAGTTGACCAGGGATGAGCTTAAGCGCATGTCGCCGGAGCAGATCCACAAGGCCAAGGCTGAGGGCCGCCTAAATACCGTGCTCGGCATCAAGTAGCACCAACTACCCCTTTCTAGAAAGGCACTTCCGGCATGGCCGTTGACACTTTCATTCCCGAGATTTGGTCTGCTGACCTCCTGGTTTCTCTACGTGAGAACCTGGTGTTTGGTCAGGGTGGCATCATCAACCGGGATTACGAGGGCGATATCGCGCAGTATGGCGACACCGTCCACATCGGGCACCTAGCGCGCCCAACGATCAGCACCTACACCAAGAACTCTACGGTCATCGCGCCGCAGACGCTGACCACGACCGATGACACGCTTGTTGTCGACCAGGCCAAGTACTTTGCGTTCGAGGTCGACGACGTTGACGCGCGTCAGGTTCGTGACGGTGGCCAGCTACTGAACCGAGCTGCGAACGACTCGGCGTATGGTCTTGCTGAGGTCACTGACACGTTCCTCGCTGGTCTGATGACCACGAACGCTGGCAACGTGCTGACCCCTGGTGCTGCGGCGACTGCTGACGCTGCGTACAAGATCGTCCTTGCGCTGAAGCTCAAGCTTGACAAGTCCAAGGTTCCTGCGGCTGGTCGATTCCTGGTCGTGTCGCCAGAGTTCTACTCGCTGATCCTTCAGGACACGCGCTTCATCTACGCGAACCAGTACGGTTCGACTCAGCCGATTCAGAACGGCGAGGTGGGTTCCATCCTCGGGTTCTCGGTCATGGTCTCGCTGAACCTGCCGCAGGGTACCGCTGGCACTCTTCCGGCCGTTTCCAACTTCGTGGTTGCTGGTCACCAGATCGCCACCACGTACGCAGAGCAGATCAACAAGGTTGAGGCGTACCGCCCGCAGGATTCGTTCGGCGACGCTATCAAGGGTCTCCACCTGTACGGCGGTAAGGTCGTCCGCCCCGAGGCCCTAGCGGTCATGGACGTTGACGTCACCACGGGTCTGCCTAGCTAACCCGACTGAGTGAGTGGGGGTCATCTACGAAAGTTCGTAGGTGGCCCCCGCCCTCCCCAACTACCCACAAACTTTCGAGGAGTTGCACCCATGGCCCTTGTTGCCGTTGAGGTTGAGAACAAGTCCAAGCAGGTTGTTCGGCTCGCGCTGGAAGAGGACGGCGAGCAGCTCGATTACCTGCGCAAGCTTCTGAAGCGGGACGAGCTTGAGCGGGTCGAGGTTGTCAAGACTGCCGCTCGCAAGCCTGCTGCTTCCGCCAAGTAAGAAGGGTGACCCCGCATGACGCTTGCTCCGCTGGCAACGGTCGCTGACCTAACAGCACGTGGGGTCACTGTTGCCGAGTCAGAAACCGCAGTAGTAACCACGTACCTTGACGTAGCTTCAGCGCTGATTCGCGAGGCTGCGGGTACCCCCATTACTCAGACGACTAGCACTGTGGTACTTGAGGGTGACCACGATCAGCGGCTGAGGCTTCCTGGCAATCCCGTGCAGTCGGTCTCCTCGGTCACCATCGACGGCGATGACGTCACGGACTACAAACTCACCAGTGGCGCTCTGTGGCGCCGTATGGGGTGGCGTGCAGTCAAGTGGTCCTCGTACGGGTGGCGAGCCGACATGGAGCCTTCAGCGGTCGAGGTGACGTACACGCACGGCCTACCCACGGTGCCCGCTGACATCATCGACATGGTGTGTCGCCTCGCGGGTCAGGCTCTGGTGCAGTTCCGCGCTGGTGACCCAACGGCCCGTATGGCTGACATGGAGCGCATTGGCGATTACCAGGTGAAGTACTCCGGTGTCGAGACTGGCATTTTGCTTCTGAGTCATGAACAGCGTGCGCGTCTCGCTGCCCGGTTTGGTGCTGGCCCTGGTCTGGTGGTGAAGTCCCGGTGAGTCGCATTGCACGCCTGTTGAACGCGTCCGCTGACGTGTACCGGGATGTTCGTACGCCGGATGGCATGGGAGGCTTCACGACCGTTTGGACGAACGTTGCCACCGTGCCCGCTCGCTTTGCTCAGTCGACCGCCATTGAGCGCATCCTCGGGGGCCAGAGCGGCGAGAGTCAGACGCACACGGTCTATCTGATCCCTGGTACCGATGTACAGCGTGGTGATCGTCTGCACCGTGGCTCTGATGAGTTCCTCGTTCTGAGTGTCAGCGAACCGAGCATGCCGGGAACCTATCTCGCTGCTAACTGTCTCTTCCGTCAGGCTGGTCAGTAATGGCGGGGGATGGTCTGCGTGGTTTGCGTACGGCCCTTGCTCGTATCGCGCAGATTCCCCATAGGGCCCGGAACTTGCGGGCCGAAGCGCTGGACCAGTGGGCCGAGGAGCTACAGAAAACGGCCAAGGAGCTTGCGCCGTTCAGGACTGGTGCGCTGCGTGAGTCCATTGAGACCAAGGTGAACACGACGAGCGGTAAGGCTTGGGTGCAGATCAAGCCTGGTCATGTGCGTGAGTACGCGTACTACGTCGAAAAGGGCACCAGCAAGATGGACGATCAGCCGTTCTTGGGCCCTGCCGCTCAGATCCATGCACGTACCGGTGAGCGCGCTTTGCAGCGTGCAGCACCCCGATTCTTTGGCAGGTGGTGAGCCTTGGCTACTGGTCTACGTCCCCTTCAGACAGCGATATTCGCGAAGCTGAACGGCACCCCCTCGCTCGCTGGCAGGGTTTACGACAAGGTGCCCGAGCCTGCCCCTTACCCGTTCGTCACAATCGGCAACATTCTCGAATTGCATGACGACACGCACGACGCGCAGGGGCTCAACTCCACTGTGACAATTCACGTTTGGTCTATGGCCCCGGGGTCCAGCGAGATTTACGACTTGTTCGCCGCTGTTGACGCTGCCCTAGATCGCGTGCCGCTGACTGTTGCTGGGTTCTCACAGGTGTACATCAAACATGCCCAGCACCAGACAATCCCTGACCCTGACCCGCGCGTTATGCACCTGAACGCTGAATATCGGGTCCACATGACAAAGGAGTAACTGAGTGTCTGGTATCGATGCGTTCGGCATTGCGCTCAAGCGTGGTGACGGTGTCACGCCTACTGAGGCTTTCGTGGCTATCGGCAAGGTGTCTGACGTCAAGGGCCCCGAGATTAAGCGGGACACCTACGACGTGACCGCGCATGACTCGGCGAACGGGTGGCGCGAGTTCATTGGTGGCCTGAAGGACGCTGGTGAGGTCACCATCACGGTGAACTATGACCCGTCCGTTCATGACGTTCTCGTGCAGGACTTTGAAGACGTCAAGCCACGTAACTACAAGCTGGTATTCCCGCAGGCCCTAGGCGAGTGGGACCTAGCGCTGATCCTGACTGAGTTCTCGCAGGAAGCGCCGGTAGACGACAAGCTGTCTGCCGAACTGAAGTTCAAGGTGTCGGGCAAGCCGACCATTACCGCAGGAGCGTAACCACATGTACCTATCCGCTGACGACATCCTGAACGCTGACGACCTTCAGCGCGAGCCTGTCGACGTCCCGGAGTGGGGCGGTACGGTTCTCGTCCAGGGCATGAACGGTACCGATCGGGACCGGTTTGAGGCGTCTCTCATGAACGAGAGCATGTCTGCCGTTGCCAAGGACAAGGCCCTTGACAAGTATCGCGCGCGTCTCGCTGCGTTCTGCCTGGTCGACCAGAACGGCAAGCGGCTGTTTCGCTCTGACGCCGAGGTCAAGCGACTCGGTGAAAAGAGTGCGCAGGCCCTTACTCGCGTGGTCGAGGTTGCCTCTCGTCTCTCCGGTCTGACGGATGACGACGTTGAGGAACTGACGGGAAACTAGTAGGCCGTCCGGAGCGACAGTTTTACTTTCGCCTTGCTGGCCATCTGGGTATGCCCGTGGCCGAGTTGCTCGCTCGTATGTCGTCCAGAGAACTCACTGAGTGGATGGCGTACGAGCGGGTGACTGGCCCCCTCGACGCGAACCAGCGTACGGACATTAGCGCTTCGATCATTGCTGCCACGGTGGCCAACTCGAACGGCGCAAAGCTCAAGGCCAAGGATTTTGTGCCTGTCTGGTACCAGCGCGTAAAGACACCGCAAGAGATCTGGCAGGACGTTCTGAAGGCAAATACGGCTCTGGGCGGCTCTGTTCGCACATACGAAAGTTCGTAGGTGACTACGGGCAGAAAGGGGGTGTCTGGTGGCCACGCTGGCATCACTAACAGTTCAGCTTGGCATCGACACTGACCGGGTGCAGGCTGGTGCGCGCCGTGCCAACGCTGCTATCCGATCCATTGGCGCGACCACATCGGGCATGACGCGCGACACTGACGGGAACTGGCGCAGTGTCGATGGTCGGGTGTTGTCGTCCACGCACGCCATGATGACGAATGGTCAGCGTATGCGTGACGCGCTGGGCGGTATCGGCACGGTCATGCGCAGCCTTGGAAGCACTGCCGCAACGCAGATGCGCAACGGTCTGCGTAACGCTGGGCAGGCTGGTATCAAGGTGCTGGGTGGGCTCGGCAAGGCATTCGGCGTGATGAGCGTTGGTGCCGTTGGTGCCGCTGGTGCGCTCGCTGCTGTACCTCTGGCCGTGGTTGGCCTAGGCGTGAAGGTGGCGGCTGAGAGTAAGCAGGTCAAGGACGCCTTTACGGGCCTCAAGGACCATGTGACTAAGCAGTTGCAGGGGCTCGCGCAGCCTCTCGTCAAGCCTCTCGCCAACGCTGCCAAGCAGCTATCCGGCATCTTTGACAGCATCGCCCCGCAGTTGGGCAAGATGTTCTCTGCTGCTGCCCCGATGATTCAGCCCCTGGTGGCTGGTGTCGGCAACCTGGTCAAGGGCCTGGTAAACGGCATGCTTCCCGTGATGCAGCAGGCTCTACCGCTGGTCAAGTCCCTCGGGGGACTGTTCGGCACGCTGGGTACTGCCCTGGGTGGTTTCCTCTCGGGCCTCTCGGGTGGCATGGGTGCAGCCGCAGGTGTGTTCAACAGCCTTGGCTCGGTCGTCGCTGCACTGTTGCCGACGCTGGGTCAGCTAATGGGGCAGATGCTCAAGGTTGCTGGCCCGATTCTGAGTCAGCTACTGACTGCCCTGGGTCCGATCATCACGCAGTTGGGCGCAGCCCTCATGCCGATCATCACTGCCCTGGGTCCGGTCCTTGCTGCCCTGGTGCAAGCGTTCCTTGCGCTGGTTCAGGCGGTCATGCCGCTACTGCCTCCGATCAGTCAGCTTGTGGTGGCTTTGCTGCCCGCGCTTATGCCGATCCTTCAGGCTCTGGTGCCGCTCTTCAACGCGCTGGGTCTGATCGTTCAGGCTCTGGTGCCGATCCTTACGCCGATCATCACGCTCGTCGCGAAGCTTGCAACGATCCTGGCTAACCTGCTGGCCAAGTACATAACCTCGGTTGTGGTGCCAGCGTTCAAGGCAATTGCCGCGCTGTTGCATGGTGACTTCAGTGGTGCGCTCGGGTATGCCAAGCAGGCTGTTTCGGGTATGGCTAAGTTCGTGCTCAGCATCTTCACGAAG